GCATTTACTACTTCAGGTGCTACAACCAGTAATACAAGTGCAGTTGAATATGCAACAGCAACTGGTTCAGGTTTTGGTACTGTAACGCATGTAGGTGTCTATGATGCATCCACATCAGGTAATTTGATGTGTTATGCAACATTAACTGCTAGTAAAGCAATTGCAGCAGGTGATGTATTTCGTGTACCAGCAGGTGATTTAGATATAACGCTTAACTAAAAAGACATTAGCAAATGACTTTAGGTAGTTACAGAGAAGGTAATTATGGCAACTATAACATCAAGTAGTTTTAACTATGGTTATGGCTTGTATGGTCGTAATGACTATGGCGAAGATGTTTTCCCTGCTACAGTTACAGTAACATCTACAACAACATCTTCAGCAACTAGAGTACGAATTGCAGGAGCATTAGTTGCTGGTGCTTCATCTATAACAACTATAGGTCAAGAAGTTCATCTTGGTAGTATGACAGCAAGTGCAACAAGCACGGTAACTTCAGCAGCAGTAATTGTAGCAATTGGTAGTGGAACAATGACTTCAACTGCAACCTTAGTAGCTGTAAGTTATAGAGTGAGACTTGCAGGTGCATTATCAAGTGTAACATCAGG